TGGTATTCGGAAGCAAGAGCCAGGCGGACCGAGAGGCAGGCATCAAGACGATCGAGTACGGCATCAGCAACCTCGCGCAAAAGCTCACCGAGGTCGCTCCGACGTTTTTCGAGGCGGCGGGTAAAATATTGAGCGCCCTCATCCAGGGCATCGCGCCGATGTTACCCGAGCTAGTCAAAGCGCTTTTTTCTGTATTGTCTCAAGCCATCCAGACGGCGCTCACTTTACTCCCAGAGCTCATACCGACGATTGTATCGGCCGTTACGTTGTTTGTCGGCATGATTTTGGAAATTTTACCCGTGCTAATTGACGGACTTCTCAAGATACTCACGGCCCTCGCTCAATGGTTGGGTCAGCCCGAGAACGCTCGCATAATAGCGAACGGCATCGTTACGATGATAACCGAGTTAAGCAAAACAATCTCGACGACGCTCCCGATTTTACTCCCGGCAATAGTGCAGCTAATCGGCGAAGTCGCTAAATGCTTGACGGAGGAAGAAAACCTCCGCCTCATCCTCGACGCGATCGGCAAGATTTTATTCGCGATCGGTGAGGCGATACTCAAGTCAATCCCGATTTTACTCGAGTCGATCGGCAAGGTCATCGGGAATATATTTGTCGCCGCGACCGATCTCGTCGCCGACTCGATCGAGATCTTTGTCAACAATTTCAAGACGGGCTGGAAAATGTTCACCGATTGGATAGCCAACGCGGGAAAAGCCATAGTGAATTTTTTCACCAATATCAAAAATAAGATCGTTGAATTTTTCACCAATATCAAGAACAAGGTCTCCGAATTTTTCGGCAATATCAAGCAATTTTTCTCTGACGGTTTCAACAAAATCAAAGAGGGTATACAGGGGGCTTTGGAGAAGGTAAAGGGCTTTTTCAGCGATATGTTATCTAATCTCCGTGAGCTCCCGAAGAAGGCTCTCGATGCTGGCAAAAATATCGTGTCAGGCATCATTGACGGTGTGAAATCAATGGTCAAGAAGGCGGTTGATGCGGTCAAGAACCTCGGCAAAAACATGATGGACGGCATTAAGGGCTTCTTCAAGATCAAGTCACCGTCGAGATTGATGCGTGACGAGATCGGCAAAAACCTCGCGCTCGGTATCGGTGAAGGCTTCGAGGAGAGCTGGGAAGGTGTCAACGCTGACATCAACGACGAGATGCGCGGCTTCACGACCAACATGACGGCCGAGGTCACGGCAAACGGAACGGCTGCGGGCGCAGAACTCGCACAGGGCGGAACGGTAAACAACAACGGCAATATAGTCCTCAATATTTACGGAGCCGAAGGCCAGAACGTCAACGACCTCGCGAACATTATAGCCGTCAAGCTTCAAGACATGACGGCAAGGAAGGGAGCTGTTTTTGCATGATCGATTATTCTCAGATAACTAACAAGCAAGGCTTGATAGTTTACGGCGGTGAGTCCTCTACCGGCTATGGCATGGTAGTCGGTACGGCTCCCGCTTATGAAAAGCCAGTAAAAAGGACGGAAGTCTTCAACGTGCCCGGAAGGAACGGCTCTGTCATCTTCCAAAACGGAAGTTATGACGACGTGACCCGCACCTATCACGTTTGGATAGGTGAAGACGAGACTCCCGACTCTGGCGGCATCGTACACGGAACACTCGCCGAGAGAGTCAGCGCGATAACAGCGTGGCTCTTCTCACAGACAGGCTACACACGACTCGAGGACAACTTCGAGCCGGATGTCTTCCGTCTGGCATATTACTCGGGCGCGAACAATATCTCGAACGAGCTGACGCAGTACGGCGAGACAGATCTCACGTTCACTTGTAGGCCCGAGCGCTTTTATACGGATGCGGAGACTCCGATCGCGGTCGCCAACGGTGACACTCTCACCAACCCGACCAAGTTCGCGAGCAAGCCTCTCATCAAGATCGAGGCGGCTGGCACGGTTGACGTGACTATTAACGGAGTCACAATCACGGCGGTCGTAACTGATTACATATACATCGATTGTGAGCGCATGAACGCGTACAGACTCGCATCTGAAAACAAGAACGACAAGATAAGCGGAGCCTTCCCCGTCATCGCGCCCGGTGTGAATTCAGTCGCGATCACAGTCACGGGAACGCTCACAGGGGTCAAGGTAACACCGCGATATTTTACGATTTAAGGGGTTTTTATGGTTCCGATACTTTACGCAACTATAACAGAGGGCACAGTCCCGAGTGATTATGGTCTCGGAGCTCTCACAGATTGCCTCGAGTGCTACGTCAACGAAGAGCGCAACGGCTCTTATGAGCTGGAGCTGACATACGCAGCGCAAGGCATCCACGCGGAAGACATACAGGTTGACCGCTATATCAAGGCCAAACCAAACTATACGGACAACCCGCAGATCTTCCGCATCTACAAAGTAGGGAAGAACATCAACGGCCGTTTCACAGTCAACGCTCAACATATTTCCTATGACTTGAGCGGCAAGGTTATCAAGAACGGCACGGCGAACAACATCGCGACCGCTTGCTCGGTGCTTCAGGCACAGGCGGGCAACTATACGATCAACACGACAAAGTCAACCTTGGGCGACTTCACTATAACAGAGCCGTCTTCCGTTCGTTCTTGGTTTGGCGGCAAACAGGGAAGTCTTCTCGATGTCTACGGCGGCGGTGAGTGGCATTTTAATAATTTTGTTTGCACACTCGCCCAGCATCGCGGCACCGATCGCAAAGTGACTATTAGATACGGCAAAAACCTCACCGAGTTAAACCAGACGATCGACGCGTCGGGATTATATACTCATGTTTTAAGTTATTACCAAAAGGAAGGCGTCACGGTCAGCGGTAACGAGATCGCGACGGGACTCTCCGGGGATAAAAAGGTCCTCATCCTTGACGCGTCAAACGACTTCGAGACCGAGCCCGACCAGACGGACCTCGATAATTATTCGACGGCATATATCGCAGGACATCCAGGTCTCGCGACTCCGTCGGTCAATTTTACGCTCAATTTCGTCCAGACGGGCGAGCTCTCCGAGCGCGTCGACTTATGCGATACGGTCCACGTCTATTTTGAGCCCCTCGGCATTAATGCGACGGTCAAGTGCATCCGAGTCAAGTGGGACGTCCTCGAAGGCCGATACATCGAGACCGAGTTCGGCGACCCTAAAACAAACATAACCGACACGATCACGGGCAACGATGCGGCAATCGCACAGGCCAACGCGAACGCAGAGGCCGCGATGAACGCAGTCGGAAGCAAGAAGCGCGTTTTTATATCGACTCCCGTCCCTCCGTATGATGAGGGCGATCTCTGGGTCGATAACGGGACTATTTATGTTTGTATAAACCCGAGAGCCCAGACGGACACACAGAGCCAGAGCGGCGCGATCGTAGACTTTGAGACATACATCGGCGGAAACTTGCTCGCGTGTGAGGTTGAGATCGAAGGCACACAGAGCGGAACGGGCACACCTTCACCCGGAAACCCTCGACCGCTGACAGTTTTCGACGAGGCGAACGTCACGATGTCGGGTGTAAACGTGCTTAACAACACGGTCACAAGCTGGCATAGTAACAATGTTTACTATACTGTCAACGAAGATTTAAGCATCTCGCTCACGGGCACGGCATCCGCTACGACGTTTATTTCTTTGTCGAGTCCGTACTATTTGCCCGCTGGCACTTATACGATGAGCCAGAGCGGCCACACAGGCATCCAGATCTTGCTCCGAAAAAATAACATTTCGGGCGCGGATGTCTTCCCGTACAATGAGCACACCGACAGAACGGCCACAATAACCGCTGGCAACTATGTCGGTCTTATTCGTATTGGAAGCGGCACCGTCACAGACGGCATCACGCTCTACCCGCAAATGCAACTCGGGAACGAGGCTGTTTCATACTTGCCTTACGTCAGCACGACCGACACAACCAGCTTTGAAGCTGCGGGCAAGATATACAAGGGAACACTTAACGCTCTTACGGGTCAGCTTGATGTTACTTGGGCATATATCGAGAGCTATAACGGCGAGACAATAACCGAGCCGTGGGTCAGCTCGATCGACGAATACATACCGAACGGAACACCCTCGACGGGCGCACAAGTCGCCTATGAGCTGGCCGCACCCGTAACGTATAACTTGACACCGCAAGAGATTATTGCGGCGGTAGGCAAAAACGTCATATATGCGGACACGGGAGACATAAACATAACTTATAACGTCGGAGGTTTTACTCCTGACGATTGGCAGCTCGCCACGGACTACGTCGACAACACCGAGCTCGAGGACACGATCGCAAGCGCGACGAGTCTGATAACGGGAGTCACAGGCGGCCTCGTTATTCTCCACGACACGAACGGAGACGGAGCACCCGACGAGATCATCATCACGAACGACAACGACTTTAACAGTAACACGGCGAGGCTCTGGCGGTGGAATTCCGCGGGACTTGGTTATTCAAAGAGCGGTTATGCTGGCCCGTATGAGACCGCGATCTCAATCGACGAGAACGGCAACGGCCAGATCAACGCGAGCCTCATCACAACGGGAACACTCAACGCTTCGCTCGTTCATATCCAAGACCTCACGGCCGCGATGTTCAACGGTCAGACGATTGTGCTTGGCGGTGCTGACAACGCAAAGCTCGAAGTACAAGACAGCTCAAACCCTCCGAACACGCTCATCCGCATCAACGGCAACGGCCTCGAGTGCTTTGGTGAGACAGTCGGAGGAGTTACCCCGTCGGTCGTTTTCGATAAGAACGGAGTCACAGGCTACGCTGACAGTTCAGACAAAGAGAACAGCGCGATCTTCTGGACGCATGAGCAAGATTTTCACATGAAGAACGCAGTCGTGGAAAATGAGGCATCGTTCGGCTCTAAAATTCGCTTTGTACCGATGAACACGGGAACAAATAACGGCATCGCGATCGTCGCGGCCGTTTAATCGGAGGTTTTAAAATGGCCCTATCCGGCAGCATCAGCACAAATAAATATACAACGCAAAACCACGGCAACATCGGGCTCATTTTATCGTGGACGGGCACACAAAGCATAACTAACAACACGACGACGATCAACTGGACGCTCAAGAGTTACGGCACAATGTCAAGTGGCTACTCCGTCCAAGCTGGCCCGGTCACGGTCAAGATCGGAGGAAAGACCGTCCTGTCTGTCACTTCGCGTTTTAGTATGTACGGCGGCGGAGCCTACAAGAAGACAGGAAGCTTGACCGTCAACCATAACGAAGACGGTTCGAAGTCCGTCGCGATGTCAGTCCGCGCGGCTTTATATAGCGCGTCGGTAAATTGCACCGCATCCAAGACGTTTACGCTCAATAATATCGACCGCTACGCGCTTCTTATGGATGCGCCAGACTTCGACGATGAGAACGACCCGACGATCACCTATACGAACCCGCTCGGGACTCCGACAGTCACGGACTTAAAAGTCCGAATAGAGTGGAATTCCGGCGCAGATTATACGAGCTGGTTCACTTTGAACGATGACGGAGGCACTTATACCTTCGACCTCTCGGCATACAAAACGCAGATGCTTCAAGCGTGTTCAAACTCCCCGCTTCTTAAAGTCGTCTATAATCTTCAGTCAACAATGAACGGAGTCACTTATAACGACGAGAAGGGGGCGGTGATGACGGTCGTCCCGGATGCGCCAACGGCGGGGACGATAAGCTTTGAAGACTCGAACCCTACGAGCTCGGGCATAACTGGAGACAACTCGATCATCGTCCAGAGTCAGAGCACGCTACACATCGAGACGACAGCGGCGACACCCAAAAAAGAGGCAACGATCGGAGCCGTGCTCGCACAATTCAACGGCGAGATCTATGACATCACCGACGACCTATATATCAACATAGTCAAACCTAATTACTCGGGCACGTTTGAACTCGAAATAACATATACAGACACCCGAGGGAACTATTCAGTCGCAACGCAGAACATAACGATCACGGCTTGGGTGCCGCCTTCGGCACAGATCACCCTCGAACGAGTCAACGGCTTCGAGACGAACACGGAGCTCACGGTCGACGGCACGATCTCGACCGTCACGGGCTCGAGCATGAGCATCACGGAAAAACACAGCGACGACGGCGGCCAGACGTGGAGCGCCCCGAGCAGCGTCCCAGACAACACCCTCGTCACGCTCTCACTCAATAACCAAAAAGAGTGGACGGTTGTCGTCTCTGTCTGGGATAACTTTACAGTCTTAACTCCGACCGAGTACACGCTGACGGTGAGCAAGGGCATCCCGCTCATGTTCATCGATATCGACATGAACTCGATAGGTATTGATTGCTTCCCGGATGATAACAACCAGCTCAAGATCGACGGGCACGTCTTGGCGGACGGTGTAAAGTTCCCGCCAGTCAAGAACTCGGCCGAGCATAAAGTCGGTTACTGGATAGACGGCACGACTCCGATCTATGAGCGTACAGTCGAACTCGGAAGCACCGTCACGGCGGCGGCGGGTAATACTTCAGCCGCGGGCGCGTGGACTGTATTGCAAACGGGCTGGACGGAGGCGATCGTCCCGGTCGCGTTTTGGGCATGGTCGGCTGGTAGTAACCCGACGCTCTGGTCTCATCTCTCTATCCAATGGGAGAGAGCGAACACCCGCCTCCGTGTTTTAAACGTCAGATCACAGGCGGCGGACATCGACGGCTTCACGATTAGATATATCAAGTTATAAATCGAGGTGATCTATATGAACGACGCAGTCGCTTCACTTTTAACGGCAATAGCTGGCGGCATCCCCGCCGTCTTGGCTGTCATTTTATCCAACAGAGCGCACGACAAAGTCATCGACGAGAAAATGAAGCACACCGACGAGAAGATCGGGGAGCTTGCTGCGCGTGTCGAGAAGCACAACAACCTAATCGAGCGCATGGTCGTCGTTGAGCAGAGCACGAAGGCGGCACATCACAGGCTCGACGATGTCGTCAGTCAGCTCCAGATCACAGAAAAGCGCAAATGATAACCAAGCTTTTCGAGTTCGCGGTCACGGCGGCATTTACCACCGTGCTCGCGGCTCTTTTGTATATCTCAATAAACCAAACAGGAGGAACGAAAAAATGAAACTTAACGACAACGTCTACAACTTTTTGAAGTGGCTGGCTCTCATTTTCCTTCCCGCTCTCGCGATCTTGGTGAGCGTAGTGCTCCCCGCGTGGAACCTTGCGGGTGACTACGTTAAGCCGATCGTTATCACATTAAACGCTCTGGGTGTTTTTATCGGTACGCTTATCGGTATCTCACAGGTCAGCATCGCGGCCGAGAACGCACAGGAGGAGTTTTTTGAGACAGAGACAGAAGACGAAGCACCTCTCGAGCCCGAAGATCTCGAAGTGGGTGAGTCGTAATGGCTGGCACAGCGGCGCAAGCGTGCGCCAAGTTTAAAAGCTGGTATGATCTGAAATGTAGCGAAGCCAACGGACGCGCCGACAAGTACATCGTCAAGCCGTGGGATAAATGGACGGGATGCAAGGCAACCGCTAAAAAGAACCCGTGGTGTCAGATAAGCGTCTCGGAGTGCCTTCACTACGTCAAGGTCTCGACAAGCTCCAGCGCGGGATGCAAACAAGCTCAATCTTGGTATAAGGCCCGCAAACGTCTCAAGTCCAGAGGCACAAAGCCCGCCAAAGGGTGGCAAGTTTTCTATAACTTCTCCGGCGGCAAGAACCCGACGCACACAGGGCTCATTTATAAGACTTCCGGCTCTTATATCCTCGTTTACGAGGGAAACAAAAAGAACGCGGTCGGAGTCAGAAAAATCAAATATAACTCTAAATATATTTTATCGTTCGGAGTCCCGCCGTATAAAAAAGCATAACCCCTTCTAAACACCCTTATTTCTCCCGAGTCTCCGCCGTGATCGCACTCCGCGGCGGAGCTCACTAAAATCGTAGTTCGAGCGCAGCAGCAGGCGCCAGAACCTCCTAAAGGAAAAACCCCTCGGCATCCGTCGAGGGGCTTTTTT